CCTCGTCGAGAAATTGATCAAACTCGCAAAGTCAACGAAAAACACACGCGCTGATAAATTATGATACACTCAACCCCATTAACCTTAATCTGGAGAACACAGGATGCTCGATCAAATGAAGAAGCACCTCGAGGCTAAAGGCGTAGACCCTTCGGTCCTCGATGACTATGAGAGCAGTGTCGCAGAGGTCGTTGAAGTCGAGGCCGACGCCCTGACTGATGCCTTGACAGCACTGACAAAAGCCATGTCCCCTCGTGAAGAAGAGATGAAAGAAGACAAAGTCGCAGAGCGCGAAGAGTCTCTTTTTGACTTGGATGATGAAGAGCCTATGGACGAAGAGTCTATGGACGAAGAAGACATGGACGTAGAAAAAGCCTACTATCGCGACGCGATGAAGGCTCTCGCCGACAACACTGATAAGATGATCGCTGATATGAACAAGCGACTTGATGCAGTGATGAAGGGAGTTGAAGCAATGATGGAGTCAATGAAGGGCATGCAAGCGGAGAGTGAGGGGATGAATAAGAGTCTCAACGCGCTTCGTAAAGAGCCTCAAGCTCCTCGCGCTGTTACTTCGGCTACTGCTCAGGCCCCAGCTCCTACGGGTCCCAGCCGTCAAGATTTCATCAAAAAAGGGTTGTCGATGTTGCAGGACAGCGACGTCGATACATTGCGAAAGGGAGCTGTTCGCTCTGCGATCGCTCAACTTGAAGCGGGGATTCCTGTCTCCGCGATCTCACACATCATTGATCTCGATTAAGATTAAGGAGTCACCATGTATTCATTTCCAGAAGCCAACGCGCTCGTTAATGTAGCTGACCTCGCAAACCTGAACTCAGCTCTCCGCAAGAGTGCCGACATCGGCTACCAAAGCGCGGCGGGTACAAGTGGCGGAGATACGGGTAACCTCTCTCCCCTAGTTCCGCAGAGCATCGAGAACACTCTCAGCTCAGCGACCTACACAATGAAAGAGCTCAGCCTTTGGCCTATGATTCCAAAGGTCAGCGTCACCAACACACTCCACGAGTACGCGGTGATCAACGATCACGGTTTAGATCTCGAGCCCTTCATCGCAGAGGGTAGCGCGGGAACAACAAACCGTTCTGAGTACGAGCGTAAGAGCGTTCGCGTCAAGTATCTCGCAGAGCGTCGCGAGGTTACTGACGTAGCGGGTCTCGTCGGGCTCATCGGCAACAACGCGAACGCAATCGCGGCAGAGACTGAGCGCGGCACACTTCGCCTCATGCAAAAGCTCGAGCGCTCACTGTGGCACGCGAAAGAGGGCGTAAATCCGCTCGCGTTCGATGGTATCATCGAGCAGATCGAAAGCCACAACAGCGGGAAGAACACTTTCGATCTTCGTGGCAAGTCACCGACACCTCGCCTCCTCCAAGAAGTGCTCTCAGAGATCCAGAGTGCTCCGCGCTTCGGCCGCCCCGACTGCATTTATGTTGAGCCTCGCATCCATGCAGAGCTCATCAAGTTCGCAGTTCAGTTCGGTCGTCATGATCAATTTGCGGCACTTCGCGCGGCTGATGGGCTCACCTATGGTGTCCAAGAGCTCAACATCATGAGCCCTTATGGGCCAGTTCCAGTAAAGAGCGCACCCTTCTTGTTCAATGCGTACAACGCACCTAGCGCCGCTTCATCATCAGCGGCTCCAGCGGGCGCGACAGTGAGCTCAATCGCTTCTGCGGGGAGCGACGGGAAGTTTGTCGCGGACGACGCGGGCTTCTACGGATATCGTATCGTGAGCGTAAGCAACGACGGTTTCAGCGCCCCAGTGAATGCGACTGCGGTTGAGGTGGCAGCTTCTGAGAAAGTCACAATCACTCTCGCAGATCAAGCAGACGCCGTGTTCTATAAGATCTATCGCAGTGAGAAAGCCGCGACTTCGGGCGCAGTGGACTTCTCAACGGCTCGCCTCATCGGTGAGATCAAGAATACAAGCGGCGCACCCACTGTTTTCATCGATGATAACAGCGTTGTTCCGAACACAAGCAAGATCGTCTTCGTACAGCATGACCCAACCGTCATGGAGTTTGTACGTCTCCTGGACTTCTTCCGTCGTCCTCTCGCTGAGACCGCGACTTCAAAGCCCTTCTTGCTCATGCTCTTCGGTGCTCCGATCGTCAAAGTTCCGAATAAGTGTTTTGTTCTTCAAAACGCTGGAGTCACTGAGACAAGCGGCATGCTGGACACCACGATCTGAGTAACTGATGCGCTGGCAACATAAGACTCTTAGAGATTGCGTGCTTGATGTCGGATCGGGACGTGGAGCGATTCACATCGATGCTGACGGATTCGTCCATGAAGCGAACGAGTACGCGATGAAAGCGCTCACTCAATGGGCCGAAGTGATTGGATTCACAGAGGTCCCTACGAAGCCAGCGCCACAGAAGAAGCGGCGCACGCGTCGCAAAGACGACACATAAGTCTTAGGGGTCGATCATGGGGATCTATACGCAGATAACGCCGCAGTTCATCAAAGATACGACGCTCCTCGGGGTCGACCTCACTTTAGATGATGGATCGAACTATCCAGACATCATCTATACTCAGTCTATCCAAGCCGCGATTCGACACGTCGAGAGCGACTTGGGAATCAACGTTGAGCCGTTCTCGGTACTCCGAGAGCGCCACGACGCAGAGCGACAAGGTCAGTTTAGTTATTGGCCTTTTCGGCTCGACTATCGTCCCGTAGCTTCATTTGAGGCTGCGCGGATTAGGTTCGGGAGTTTTCAGGCCGTAGAGATCCCGCTCTCTTGGATCACAGCAACCTCGAACACTCACGGACAAATTCACCTGATCCCAAGCTCTGAGTCTTTGGGGTCTTACTTCTATCGAGCGGGCGTGCCCTTGATGGGAGGTTCGGGGATTTATGAATCTCGCGACTATATCCCCGCTTATTTCGAGTTCGATTACACCGCAGGTTTCACGGATCAAACGGGATCCGCGACCATTCCCGCAGGGGAAACAGAGGTCGAAGTCACACTCCCTAAGAGCTTATTGATGAGTTACATCGTAACCACGGATCAGAGCGCCGTGAGGGTGAGTGGACGGAGTAACGACGGCTTCACTTTAGCGTTGAGTTCAGCGCTCGCCGATGACCTAGTGATCTCTTGGACTGCGGATACCTTACCCGCAGATCTGAAACAAGCAGTGGGTATCAAAGCCGCGACTCTCTTGTTGTTGCATGTGGCTGGAGATTTGATTCTCGGAGCGGGTATCGCGTCTCAATCCGTCAGCGTAGACGGACTCTCAACGAGCATCGATACCACATCCTCCGCGATGTATTCAGGCTACTCCGCACGCGCAGAGAACCTTGACAAGCAATATAAACACTTGATGCAAGGTCTACGTTCTCAGTACCGCGTTACTCAGTTCGGAGTCGTCTGATGTCTACGTTTCCCGCACGAGCTCCCTCAAAGCTCAGACCGAGAGTTGACTTCGAGGATGAGAAGTTTCGACGTCTCATCTTCACGAAGGGGATTGATCTGAGTTGGGAGCAGTGCGCCGAGTGCCCTTGCGCTCGGGGATCTGATGATTTCTCGATCCCCTTGAGTTACGGCAGCGCAAACCAAGCGACAGGAGAAGCTCGCTCAGATTGTGCATTGTGCGACGGTACGGGATACTTTTGGCACAGCGCCCAGGATATCCGAGCGGTTGTGACCTCCAGCACATCGAAGACCGAAGCGTTCGCGCTTTATGGTGAGTATGCTCGAGGTATGGTTCAGATTTCGACGCTGCCAGAGCATTTACCCTCTTATGGAGATCGTTTCACGGTACTTGAAAGCGTGCGCGTGTATCGTGAGACCCGAGTTCGGGGAGCTGGATCGATCGAGGCTTTACGTTACCCCATCCAATCACGCACCCTCGACCTCTCCACGGGACTCTCTGAGGTCCGTGTTTTACGCTTTCAATACGCAAACGCGGACGGAACGAGTGCAGAGGCTAACTCTCTTACGGAGGGAGTGGACTTCACGGTCACAGCGGAGGGGAAGCTCGATCTTAGTCTAGGCGATGCGATAGACAGCACACCAACACAGGGGACGCGCTACAGTGTGTCATACTTTGCGAGGCCGCGTTATTATGTGGCTGATCATCCTCACGTTCATCGCGACTCGGTGCGACGACACAAACAAGCCGAAGAGGCTCCTCTTCTGCTCCCGATCCAAGTTCAGTGTTCTCTCGAATTCTTAGGGGGATGATATGGCACAGATCGGAATCCTTCGAGCGCAAATCCTCGAAGCTCTCGGTTTCGGGGAGCAGGAGGCTCTAAGGCGCTCTCAGCTTCTTGCGGACCTCGTTCTTGCCGAATGGACAGCCGAGGCGCGTAAGAAACTAAACACGACACTGGATGCTTATAAGCGCTCGTTACAGGTGCGCGACGTATCCGCGAAGGGTTTCATCTGTGGACTCCCCGCGAGCCCGAGCACTGCGATCCTCGCACACATGGTCGAGCAGGGAATGGGAAGCGGGGGGATAGGTACATCGGGTCCGTATGATGTCCGTAAGTATCTTCTTCGCGCAAGTACCCGAAACATCAGGAGATCGAAAGCTGGGAACCTGTATCTCCATGTTCCTTTCGGTCGTAAGGCCAAGGACATCCGAGCCTCATTCGGTGCTCAAGCCGCGAACCGAGCACGCAGACTCTCCGCGACGATGACCGACGCCAACAGGAAGACGCGATATGGGGGCAGGCTCCCCGCGCACATGGTTCCCAAGCTCAAGCCACATCATGTCAGTGATCCTCTCGCGGGAATGGTGAGAATGGCGTCGACGTACTCGAAAGGGCGTGGAGGCAAACCCCGCAAGCAAACCAGCACTTATCGAACATGGCGCACCGCGAGCTATACCAACACGAACCCGAAAGCCTGGTTGAGTAGTGGGATCAAGGCGCGTCGAATTATGGACGATGTCACGAGGCAGCTCCCTACTCTTATCTCTCAGGTCTACTAATGTTTGATCTTAATTCACTCAATGTCCTCAGCTCGGGTTTCGCGTATTACCGAACCCGAGAATCTGAGTTCAAAGCACTATTCTCGGGGATCGCTGACTCAGTACTGAGTCAATGGTTCTCTGAACTCTCCTCTCATTATCCTACATTTCGACTACGGACGGCACGAGGAACAGATGAGACCCCCATGCTCATTGTCTCGTTGCTTGCAGAGAACGTCACTCAAACAATACTCGGTGACTTCGACTCTCGGGCTGAGGGAGAGTGCGTTGACTCGTATCTGATTCGTGAGCTCTGCGAGATTACGATTCTCGCGAAGTCGCCCGATATGGCTCGGGTTTATCATGTGCTTGCTCGCGCCTCGATCGCGATCGCGAGGCGCTCGCTTCACCGCGCAGGATATCACCTGATTGAATATGGGGGCTCCGACGCGCTCGCGCCAGAAGAAGAGCTAGCCGCCGAGGAGTTGGGAATCTACGCTCGCAAACTCACATACTCGGCAGATCGGCGCATCGCCATCCCGATCCCCAGCTCTGCGGAGTTTGATGTACCTGTATTCTCGGGCTCAGATGTTCGCGTGCTCGCTTCGGATCAAACAGACAACGAGGGGAATGAGGGTCAGGTCTCTATCCCCATCGAACTATGATATACTCGCTCTCAAAGGAGGCTTAGAATATGCCATCATCACTTAGCCTGAATGGGCTCAATGTTTACCGCCCCGCGATTTATGCGGAGGTGGACGCTTCGGCTCTCGGAGGACGCGAGCCAAGTACAGGAAATGTCTGTATCGTAGGTGCATTCCCCCAATTTAAACAGAGCGAAGCGCTCTCGTTCTCGAGCGCTCAGGATTTGGTCGCTTACGACCCCGCCGATCCTGAGCTCGCTTTGCTCGGAAACATCGCCTTCTCACCGTCCCTCGACGACCGTATCCCCGCTGGTGCGCAGACGCTCTCGTTCCTCAACGTGCAACCGACGACTCAGGCGAGCGTGATGCTCCTCGATGCCGATGGTGGAGACGCGCTTCTCGTAAAAAGCTCGCTCTATGGGAGCAGGGGAAACCGAACCACGATCAAAGCCGAGAATGAGAACACGGATCAAATCAAGCTCACGGTCAAGCGTGACGCGAGCGAGGAGATCTTTGAGGGGATTGAGAGCGGGGATCTCGCTTCAGTGTATTATGCGGGTTCACTGCTCAGTGTGGTCACTCTCCTCGCCTCTCGCTCTTCGGTCGCGCTCTCTTGGACACAGACTTCGGGAGCGATGAGCAACGGGTCTTTGAGCGTCGATGTCTCCGATATGTCCTTGAACAGTACGCTCGACGTGACGCCTTCTGAATCGGATCACACGAACACGTTATTCGTCGCGATTTCGGGCCTCTCGTCTGCGGGCGCGGTAGTCTCCGAAACGCTGTCTTTTGTTGCGGGTGACAACGCTCAGCAAACGACATCGTCTGAGTTTTCTTCGATCACCTCGATCGCGGTTACAAGTGACGATGTAACTTACACAGGTACTTTTGACATCGAAGGTTCTCTCACTCTGACTCCGAGTGAGTATGCGTCCCTCCCTGAGATGGTGGATTCCCTCAACGCGCTCTCAGGTTTCGTCGCATCTTATGACGCTGCACGCTCATATCCCGCAGACGAGATCGACGCGATCCCATCAGCCTCGATTCTGGGCATCGGTAACAAAGCGACTTTCCGCGCCGATCTCTATGCAGTGATCGAAGCCTTGAGCTCGTCGGCGCTCGTGACCGTGACCCGAGCGAGCGGAGGAACTCAGCGCCTCGCGCAGAGCGACGGAGACCCGAGTATCACCGCACGTTTAGAGGGAGGGGTGTCGTCTGCCGTGAGTCTCAGTGATTGGACTTCTGCGCTCGCGACGATTGAAGCGAGTGACTTTCAAATCCTTGTGGGCTGGACAACAAACATCGATCAGATGAGCGAGATCAAGAAGCATCTCCCTCTCTCTGCGCGTGCTGGAAAAGAGCGTAACGCATGGCTCGCGAGCCCCGCGAATACGTCTCTTAGTTCAATCAAATCCACCTATACTCAGATCCTCAATGACCGAAATATTGCGTTCGTGGGACAGAGCATCAACGTCACAAAGCCGAACGGGGCACGCGAGACTCTGAGTCCGTTGTATCTCGCTCTCATGTTGGCCGCGATGCAGGCGGGTTCACCGATAGGAACTCCGCTTACGCGCAAACGCCCTCGTGTGAATGATGTGAGTGGTAGCTGGAACGGGAACACTCAAGCCAAAGAAGCGATTCTCTCGGGTGTTGTATCTCTGAGCTTTGAGGCCCAGGGCTATCGTGTAGAGCGCTCGGTCACAACATACATGAGCGACGACAACCCCATCTTCTCCGAGGTCTCAGCAAACGAGTCCGTGAACGCCTCGATCAGAGATCTGCGCTCAGAGTTGGATCGATTCGTCGGAGCCGCAAATCGTAGCCTCACCGCGAACCGCGTGAAGAGCCTTGCTCAAAGCCGACTCAATCGTCAAGTTCAGGACGGTATCATTAAGAGTTTCAGGGATGTCGTCGTACAAGATGGGGGTGACACTCTCATCGTAGGTTATACGGTCTCCGCCGTTGAGCCTCTCAACTTCATTCGCCTCGATGTATCGGTCGCCCGATAAGGAGTATACAAAATGGCAGAACCAGTTTTTTCAGGAGCTCGTGCAAAACTCATTGTCGATGGAACCGAGATTGGATTCGCGACAGGCGTATCCGCAAGCGAGTCGATCACACATCAACGAGTGGATGTGCTCGGGAACATCGATTCTCAAGAGCTCGTTCCCGTGTCCCGCGTTGTTTCATTGAGTGCCGATTTCGTAAGAATTACGAATACTTCGATTCAGGAGCTCGGCATCATGCCCCGAGGGAACACCGCAGACGTGATCAATTTCCCCGAACTGACCTTGGAAATCTACGATCAGGTCGCAGACACTCCAGTCTGGAGGGTTGAGGGAGCGCGTTGTGAATCTCGGAGTTGGCAAGTTCAAAGCGGCTCGATCGTCACAGTCAACGCGAGTTTCCAAGCTCGACGCCTCTTCGATGAGCGTGGCGCATGACATTTGATTTGCGAAACATTGAGGCGAGCGAGCCTGCTAAGAGAGAGTCTCTGATCCCTCGGGAGACACGAATAACAATCGCGTATTCCGCGCCCGATGGGACTCGTTATGACGAGACGCTGATTTGTCGGGTTCCCGACGGAGAGGGCCGTACTCTCATCGATCGCAGAGCCGCGATCCTCGCTGGAGTGTCTTGGGCGCAGTTGAGTGAATACGCGCAGGCCCGTTTCTTTGCGCTCGCGACCTTGAGCGTACATATCATTGATCTCCCTGATTGGCTCAATCAATGGGCTCAGGAAGACGATGAGCTTCTTTTCGCGGTCCGAGGGGAGGTGGAGCGCCACGCGCTCGCATGGTTTCGCGGAGGTCGAGAAGCGAGTGAGGACGCAGAGGGAGCGCCCCGAGTTCGCGTTTCTGCGAGCCACGTTACCGAGACCGCTTAGATCCGCGAGCGAGGTAGACCGCCTTGAGTATTATTTGTTATCCCTCGAGGATGACGAATATGAGAGACTGATCAAACAACCTAAAATCGAACTCCGAGACCACGCGCCGAACATAGATGATCCGTGGGAGCGGGAGTACTGGGAGTCACAAAGATGAGTCAACAAAGGCATAGCTCAGAGATAACCGTCACCCTTGACGACTCGAAGGTTCAAGAGGCTGCGCGAAAACTCGAAGAGAGTTTCCAGCGGGTGGGAGAAGCGGGAGCGCGTGCGATGGAGCAGACCTCCAGAGCGGCGCGACAAACTACGCAGACCATGAGGCAACCTCCCTCGCCTGTGGGGGGTATCACGGCTCTCGATGTCTTCGGACCAGGGGGAGGAGGAAACAGATCTCTTGATACGATGGCATCTCAGGGGCGCGGGATTCAACAGGCTTCAAGGGCGCGGGCTCTCGAGATCGCGCAGAACTATGTCCCGCCATCAACCCTCGCACAACGCGCGGGAGCTTATGGGGCAGAGGTAGGCCGAAACCTCGCAGTGGCGAGTCCTAGTATGCTCGCGACGAGTACTCAGGGACTCTTCGGAGGTGGAGGGAGCTCAGGTGTTGCGCAGTCTCTCGGAGCTCTAGGAGGCTCAGTCGCAGGAGCGTTCGGGTCTTCTCGCCTCGCTTCGGGGATCCCTTTTTTGGGGGGCATATTAGGGGGAGCGATCTCTCAACGCGCCGCGAGAACGGGGCAGATCGCAGCACTCGAGCGTCCTCAGACCGAGCTCGCCTTGAGTGGTGCGCAAGGAGTCCGAGGTGCGCGGAGTCGTTTCGAGCGCTTAGGGATCTCAGGTCTTGAGGGTGTAGGTGCGCTCCGCACATTGTCTCGAGCGCTCGGCTCTGAGTCTCCTCTGTTCGAGGGGAACATGATCGGAGCGACCTCCGACTTTTTAGCCCAATCGATACTTAGAGGCATCGACCCCAGTGCGATCGGTGGCTTTGTGAGGGGAGGGGGGATTGGTGGAGGAGCTCGGACAGATACGATGGGATCGATGAGTCTTGTGAATAGGTTGGGGGGAACCGCGCGACAGATGGGGCTCACGGGTGCGGGGACAACTCAGCTCCTCGGAGTCATCGCCCAAAATACTCAGCGCATCGCGGCGGAGGGGTTGAACATTGATGAGGAGAGCGCGGCCCGATTCATTAGGGGAATAGATATCTCGGCACGAGAGGCAGGGGCGCGACAACTTCAGGGCGTCGGAGCTGCGCGAACATTCACGCAATTCGGCGGAGCTTTGGGAGGTGTAGCTTCAGGGTTTAGAGGTCAGTTTGGGGGCCTCGCACAAGGCGCACTGACAGCCGCAGCGGCGCGTGGTGGAGGAGGACCCCTCGACGTTCTGCGGAGACTCGAAGATTTTCGTACGAACCCCGAAGGG